CGCCCGTGGGAGCTGGGGGCCCACCAACCTTCCCGGGGGGGTGGGCCGGGGGGGGGGCGTGGTTTTAAAAGAAAACCCGCAGTAGGTTCTGCCCACCCACGCCCGCTACAGCCGGGTCATAAACCACGGCCACAGTCTCAGAATGACCAGTCTGGCCAGTGCATACCTCACGGTAGGTGGGGTTGTGGTTACCCCCACCCATATAGCCCACGGCGGTGGCTAACACCCCGGGCTGATTCCAGAAAATACGCTCCCCGCCCCCCAACCACTCCCCCCCCCCTCAATTTGTTTTATTTATCTAATTCTACTAAGCGGTGCAATTCACCATTAACAAACCACATTTCACAACGCACGTTGTTTTGGTCTACCAAGGTTGCCATATATAACCCCTCTTGGTTAGGTTGAATATCTTCTGTGAATTGATGTGTTTTTCCCTCGAATGTAAATACTTGTGCCATAATGTTTTCCTTTTAATCAATATATCCTAACTGTCAACTAACAGTTGATTGTTGCAAGCCGTGCAACTCGGAGATAGATTAGATCACCATGCCTTTACTGTATAAAGTACACTACCACCTTTGAATTGTGTTCCCTCAAAATGCCCTAGCATCTCAACTCTACCAGCTTGATAACCGATAGTTTCATACATCTTTTTATCAATCACAGTAACACCAGCTTTTATCTTGTGTTCTTTGTTTAGATTAATCTTATATACATCTACCTTTTGTTCATCTGTATTAGCTACTACCGCCGTTCTATCAGATTTTTCTGTTGCTGCTTTAGGTAGATTAGGGTTGCTATGTGCAATATCCTGTTTAACCTTTTCTGCAGCAACTTCAACTGTAGGTGCTTGTGTGTAATAAGTCGCTACTGGTTGAGTTCTTTCCTTAATGGAAATAACTTCTTGTGCTTGTTGTTCTGTAACGTGAATTGCTTTTGATAATTCTGTAGGTGATTTAGATTGTTGTTGCGTAATTACAACAGGCTTTTCAATCTGTTTTTGTTTGTATATGTGATAGCACCCCATACACACCAACATAAATATTAGCATCGGAATTAGCACCTGTGCGGTGCGTTTGTGTGCTTTGATATAAGTTAGTACCTTACGTAGATAAAACATTCACCTATGCCCCCTCTACCTCTTCCATTAGCATTTTTAACGCTTTGAATTTCTCATCGGAAAATCTATTGTTTAGGCTATCCCTTAATGCACTACTATTCCATTCAAGGCTCATGCACGTATCATAGATGCCAGCGATAAGGTCATAATCAAAACGCTTATCATCGATGTAGGATAGGTTAGGCAATTCAATATTCAATGCTTTTTCCATTAGCTTCAATGCATCATTAAACATATTAACGATTTCACCAGTACCATACTGTACCGCTCTACTCCACACTACATCCTTTAATGCATCAGAATGTTTCTCTACGTTGAATAGATTTTGTTTAAGATACTCACACGCTACATCATAATATGCGGACTTGATGTAATCGTGTTGCATCTTTTCAAAGCCTACCGCATCAAGTGTACCTAATTCTTGCCATTTAGCAATGAACCCATCAGAATTGATTTCTCCACTATCAATCAAGGCTCTAGCATAATCTGTGTAAAATCCACCTTGCTTTAAACCCCATCCAAGGAACGCATCAACACTACCACAATTACTTGCTAGTTGATATGTACCATAAGAGATACCGCCAGCATCATTGATGCCACTAGATACACACGCTGGATCTCCATTACTTTCATACTCAGCACTTAACTGTCCTAATTCAGCCATTTTAATTACTCCTTTTCTTTGTCATTGCTGCCCCCATTCATATATTGGGAACGCTTAACACCACCTGTAGCACCGATATATCCACCTAATACACCAACTATTACACTTGCCAAGTCTTTTTGTTCAAGATAAATAGTCATGATTAATGCGGCTGCAAGTGCCACTAAGGTTATAGTGTCCTCATAATTAATCTTCATTTAATCGCATCCTTTATTGATTTTACGAACGCTATCAACTCTTTAACCAAACTCATTGCACGTTGAAACCATGCACTTTCTACAAATTCAAGTTCAATCATATTCTCTACAATCGATGCTAATTCAACCATGATTGGCACTAGATACATCAATGTAGATAGAAACACATCAATGCGACCTAACATAGGAATATCCACATCAGGCAAGGTTAAGAGAATGAAAGATAAGAGGAATAACCACGGATAAGATTTAACTAGCTTTTTAGTCATATCTGCTCGTAGCTTTCCGCTTACTAGAAATCTGCGTTGGTGTCCATCGACTTCAACGCTTGCCCATCCTCGCCATATAATCGCAAGGAACATATTCTTAATGGTTAATTCTCTATTAGTAGCCAAATTAAAATTGCGTGCCTCAACTAAGACACGCAAGAATGTATCAACAAATACCAATACAACACTTGTAAATATGGCTAGTGATATTCGCACCGCCTCTGCTACGTTAACCCCCTCAACCATGAAAGGTGCTAATACAACCTCAATCATTCTTACTCCCCAATTCGTTCGATTTTTATAGTAAATTTATCATTTTTTATCCAAAAATCACCACTCCACCCATTAATATTAAAGTATGCTTTCATAATAGGTGGGCGCAAATTTTCAGCCCTTACATTTACCTCAACATCCATTGAGGTATTAATTGTAAAATCATTAACGTGTTCAGCATTATAAACAGTCGCTCTATACCTACCTTTAGGCAAGTATACAAACATTTTTTCTGTACCCCTAATATCTGTAGGATACTTTTGCCAATTCCAAGTAGTAAATGAGGGTATATTTTATAAATCTCTCTTTCTCCCCCTTTCGATTGTCGAAAAAAAAAGGGGGGTTTTTCCCCCCCCCCCTAATCGTGCATAATATGTTTTTCCATCAATAACTATTGGTAATCGTCTTTCGCCTACATCACGCAAGTTATCAGTTAGTCCAAAGGTTAGTGTATCGTTTCCTTTCTTAACTTTTAAGTTAGGCATTATTCAACAAACACCTCACTTCCACCATTAGCACTCCACAATTTCAATCTGCTATTTAATGATGTTTGTACTCTCCCCCAAGATTTCCATTTATCAGCCATAAACATTCTGTGGTATGTTTCACCATTGAACGCATGGAAAGTTTGGTCTATCATCTTACCTTTGCCAAAATTCATTACAATAAGCATCCCTTGTTTGTGGCTACGTGGTGGATTATTAGCACCGCCATCAAAGTTGATTTCGATTGCCCCTTGTTCTGTGAACGTGTTCCAATCTGTCGCTGCATCAACTTTAGAATATGGAAAACCTAACTGGTCTACCTCTGTTTTCTTAATAAAGTTATCGTCTACATCCTTTTTCTTATAAATAGCCGTTCCGTAATGTTTGGTGGTAAGTACTGTGAAACTATCTGTACCATCATAGTGTTTAAATTCCTTACCTTTAATAAATGTATTAACGGAGTTATCGCCAAGTTCTACGTTACCAGCGGTAGAAACTTTAGCCATACCAACACCATGTCCATCAGGCTTATAGCCCTCGATTAATGTGTTGTTAGCCATTTTAAGTGCGCCACTTAATGTACCACCAGTTAGTTTGAGATAATCAAGCGTTGCCAATCGTGCAGTATTGATAGAGTTTTGATAATCTTTGTTTGGATCACCAACATAAATATCTACTTGGTGTCGCTTGTTTGGTTTTTCTGTTAAAACTGCAAAATAGAATTTTCCATTGCAATATGCAATGTCTTCAATTTCAGTAGTTCTATTGATTTCAATAATCTGTTTAACTGTGCCAAATGGTGTACATTCTACCAAACTTCCCAAAGTTGCACTCATGATGCAACCATTTAACATGAAAGCGCCATTGTTATTGAAATCATCATATTCATAATCAACTTGATATGTTTTTAATTTCTTAAAATCATCGTTGTATAAGTTGATTTCACGTAAGCGTTGTTGACCGCTAATTGGTACGATACTTACATATGTACGTGTGATTGGGTCATATCCAATATTAAATACACGTTCATTCAATGTGATAGTTCGTTCATACTGCATTGTATCTGCGTTAAGTACTGTTAAGTTGTTACCATTTTTCAAGCCGTTTGCAAGATAAATCTTATTAGTGTTCTTGTTGTAGCACATAGTATTACAATGCCCCATCTTATCAGGGTCATTAAATTTGTATGTTCCTACAATCTCAAACGTGGATGAATTGAGTTCATATAACACTTGATTAGTGCCATCACCATTAATACATGCTAATACAAACACATTCTTTTTATCGTTGTAGGTGAACCCCTGACATTGGTTTACTTCATCGCCATATTGGATGTTTTTAACAAATGCGATGTTAGATGCACCTTTTAACATTGGTGTTTCAGTAGGATAGAATGGTTTCACGTTGTTATACGTACCCATATCCATTACGCTATCAACAGTATTGAAAGTTAGATGTTCATTAATTTTGTAGATGCCATTCGGTACTAACAATATCTTATTTTTAAGATTATCATTAGCACGTTTAAATGCTGCGGTATCATCTGCTACACCATCACCAACTGCCCCAAAGTCTTTTACAGATACTATGCCATACAAACTATCTTTAGTTTGGTATTTTGCATCAGCCTCGGTTTTTGTAACTAAGCCACCGCCATTAGGCAAGGCGATTTGTTCAGCTTTACTCGCTGCGACTTCTGCACGTTTTGCTGCATCTGTTGCCTTGATAGCGTTGCTTGCAATAGAGGTTTGTTTATTATCAATGTCGTTTTTTAAAGTCTTAGCTTGGTCTACAAGATTATTAATATCTCGTTTATCAACAGTTGTCTGACCTGCATAAGCCTTTGCATCTCTCACCAATCGTTCTGCAGTAGCAACATTAGTAGAGGTTGTATCAAGTGCCGTATTAGCCGATGCCAATTTATCATCAACAGTCGATGCTATTGTTTTGATTTCTTCGCCCAATCGGTTGATTATATCTGCATTAGCATTAATCTTATCGGACTTTTCAGAAATTACACTCATAGCATTAATTGCATCATTAGCTGCTTTTACAGAACGCTCAACAATATCTTTTGCAACTTCATTTGCATTCTTATCACTATCTACACGAATTTTAAGTGATCTATCTAAATCAGCTTTCATTTCTTGTAAGATAAGAATAATCTTATCTGTCGCACGTTCGATATTCTCGAATGGATATTCATCAGGTAAATCAGTATCTTGTGAAATAGGTGTTTTACGCTCTAAGATAACCTTTTGCCCTACTGCTAGTGCATCGCCATTCGCTGGGTAAATTACCGATTTGGTGTTTTCGTCATAATCGATATTCCCTACTTGTACCGCCTCTGTACCATCTACATCAACAATAGTCAGCTTAATGTCCTCAATTTGCATGAAGTCATATGGGAAAATAAACTTCTTATTTCTCCCATCACATTGATACACTACAGATGGTTTAAGTACTTCTGGTGTCAATTTAACATCCCCTTTCAGTTGTATATAAATAGGACTACCCATTATGGATAGTCCTTATTTATCAATGTTTCTTTTTATCTTTTTTAGTTTTTAATCGTCTGTCAAACGCTACCGCCATGATTACATCTTCCAAGGATGCATCGGTATCTGTGAAACCAAATTTAGCTAATGTCCACAAGCCATCAGTTACAGTATCACTAAACCCAGTTGCTCGGTTTGCTAACTGACTGAAACTTCTGCCTACATCAATACCATCTTTTTTATCACTCATAATTGCGTTGCCTAAATCGTAGAATTTCTCAACGATACTTAAAGCCATAACGCTATTACCTTTATTAAATACCTTTTCACCTAGAATGTATTTCATAGCCATATTTGACATATCACGGATGATTGGTACACCCATAGTACCTTGTGCGACTAATTCTTCAATAAATGACTTAGCCAAATCTTCAGGCTTATCATCATCACCATTCGTCATAGCTTTATATGCCATCATACCGATTGCTTGTGAAATCAAAGTCCACCATAGCATCTTAACGAACCTTGCATAATCGCCATTATCCTTACGTGCATAGTTGCCCTCTGTGATGATGTTATAAAGTGTATTAGCGTAAGAATAGAACGGAACGAATAATTGAGTGAATGTAGAACGTGAACGCTGAATAGCAGCAGCATCTTTTGTATCACCGCTACCAAATATATCACGCACCGCTCTATCGCCAGCCTCAATCGATTGTTGCTCGACCCATTCAGCACTTACACCCTCTTTACCAAATAGTTCAGCTTGCTTTTGATCATACGCAAACTTCCATACAGGAATAGATAATGCAAAGTCTGTTTCTGTAAGTAATCTGAACCCCATTTGATTTATATCATCTCGAATGTCAGCTAATTGTTCTACCTTATAACCACCAACATTTGTATCACCCAAGCGCAAGCCTTTACCTGCAATAGATAAACCTTGTTTCAAGTCTTTATCTAATGTTTGGATGCGCTCACGCATGAAGATTGATTGACCTAATACAAAATCTCTAGTGTTGTTATAAGTAGTTGTGCCGTGTCCATAGAAACCAATACCAGCATGATTGATGGCTCTAATGGTATTACCTACACCGATACGATAGAACGCAACTGGAATGTTTAACGCATTTTGTAACGCTACCGATACTCGACCAGCCATTACTGCGGTTGATGTATTCTTTTTCAATGTAAGAATAAGTCTATCAATATCGTTTGTTTTTGCTGCCTCATCTTGCCAGTTATCTCTAACCCATGTACGCAAGAATTGGTAGGTATCAGCACCAAACTTATCAACGATGTAGTTTTGTAGTTCTCTGTTGCTGATTAGCTTATTAACATCAGTTACTGCTTTTCGCATAGTTACATGATTAATAGCCTCTGTGATAGCATTAGGAATTACATCAAAATCAAGTAATAATGATTTATCCTTAACCACATCTAAACGTGATTTAGTAGCGCTCATACCAGTTCCCCATACTGCATTACTACTTACCATAGTTTTTGCAATATCTTCAACTTGGTTATCGCTTACAGATGCATTTACTTTAGGGTTATACACGATAGGGAAATATTGCCCCTCGATATTTCTACCACCGATAGAGAATGTCAAGCCATCTACTTTCTTTAATGGGTTTCCGTAAAGTTCCTCTTGAACCTTACTGCGTTCATCAAAGAATGAATTGATATGATCCCATGTGCGAATAACAAACTCCCAGTCCTTATCAGTCATGTGTTCTTGGAACGCACGTTCAATTTCAACTTCATTTGCCTTTGTAGTTTCCATTACACGTTGTCGGTTACTTTCTGTACCCCAGTTAAGGGCAATCATGATTAATTGCTCTTTAGTAAGTCCATACAAGTTACCAACTGTATATAGATGTTCATTACGCATATTGAATAACTCACGCTTGGAATATATTCCTACATCCTTAGCCAATCTACGCATTGATACTTCCTTACGCTCGTTGAACGCTTGCGTTGCTCGACTGATTGGGTCATAGATGTATTTAACTGCAAAGCCGTTCTTACCGCCACCCATTCGTCTTAGGAATGTTTCAACTTTCATCAATGCTAGGTGGAAACCATATAGCTTACCACTAACTGCATCGGTTTTCGTTTGGTTATTAAGAATGTTAAACACATCACCAGTTGCGCCACCAAATGTTTCAGTAGCCTCACCGATGATTTCTTGTACTGCATTTTCAAACGATACGCTTTTACCCTCATCGTTCAAAATGGTTGTACCCTCATACTCATTTCTGCCGTTTTTATACATACCAGTCATGAGTTCTTCTAAGGTTTCCAACTCATTCATCGTGATTGATTTGAATGATTTAGGTGTCTTAGCATAGAACATTTCTGCTATCCAAGGTTGTAATTGAACCATAGATTGTTGGTTAAGAATGAGTGCATCCACATCAAGTGCGGATAATACTGTGTTCATATCAAAACCATCTGTAGGTGCTAGCCCATCGTACTTAGTTAAACCCATTTGATATGCCATGTGTGCGTAGAAATAACGCATATTAGGTTCAATAGCAATAGGGTTTTTAGGTCTAGTCATACGTTGTAATTGTTGTTTCAATTTCAACCGCAACTTCTTGGACTTTTCAAAGTTTTCAAACGCTACTCTTGCTCTTGCTTGTTGTAGCATTTGTTCACGCTTATATCCTAGTGCCTTATCAACCTTTCCACTTGCCAATGCTCTATCTGCTTTCTTACCAGCAGTAACTGCTTTGTTTTGATACGTTTTAAACTGTACTGCATTAGATATAGGCAATTCACCTAATTCTTTTCTTGCTCGGTTCATGTAATCGGAAATTGTTCCAAGTCCAGCACCACGAATAGAACGTACATTATTGATGCGGTCTTGCAACTCATCTTTTAGTTTTTCGATACGTTCACTAGCTTTTAACTCTTGTTTTTCTGCTCGTTCTTGTGTGCGTTCTTCCAATCGTTCTTTTTGTTCAATAGCACGATCTAGTTGATTAGTAATAGTTGTTAAGCGTTTAGATAACTCACTATTCTTATCTTTTAGTTCGCTCTCACGTTCCCTTGCCTTATCTGTAAGTTCCGCTTTTTCATTGTTCAACTTTTCGATTAAGCGTTCCGCTTTTTCAAGTTCTTTTGTTGCGTCAACAAGTGCAGCATCTACTTTTTTCTTATCAGATTTAAGAATATCGTACTTAGTAGGCTTAACCTCTTTTTCAATTTCACTTAATTCTGTATCAATAGTTTCTGCGTTAGGGTCTAGTTTACGAATACGCTCTAACAATTCCCAGTTCTTCGCTAGTTCACGATTAGTAGACTTTTGAATAATCTTACTTTCTTCTTCGGTTAATCTCATTTGACCTTGTGTACTAAGCAAGATTTCTTCTGCGATTTGCTCGTTGGTTTTGCCTACATTGTTATCTTTCATAAACTCTGCTTTCGCATTTTCAATTTCTTGATTGATAGCATCGTTAAATGTAGCACCAGTTTGTTCTACTTCCGCTTTTTCCAACTCTTCAATAGAGTTGTACTGTGTATCTTTCAACGCACCCTCACCAAACACGTTATATCGTTGATGTTCTTTGTAGATAGGATATTGCTCAATCAATCGTTTTTCGATTTCGACTTGTATTGCATCCTTTTCTTCTTCCCATTCCTTGATAGGTCTATTATCAAGTTCTTTCATGAGTTTTCGCATCACACGTTCTTTTGCTTTTTCTTTAATATCTGCAATGTAGGACTGCATCCGTGCTTGGTCTTGCTCGGAAAGTTGCTTGTACAGTTCTGTTTTCTCAAACTGTTCTAACTGTTGTTGCTCTGCGTATGCCTCAATATCCTCTTGTGATGCAAGCATACGATCCATAACTTCCCTAATCTCTTTAGGTGGTAAACCGCCTAAGCGTGATACTGCACGATAGATAGCACTTAGCCACTTACTAAAACGTCTAAATGTACGTTCTAAGAATTTAGTAGGTGCTTCACCATCTCTTAGATAAGCTTCAAAACCTCTAGCAAATTTTTCGTGTGCATCAGTATTAATGGTTTCGTTATCGTTCCAACCACTCCATTCTTTGAGTGCTTGCCAATCATCTTTGACTTGTTGTGGAGCGTTTTCCATTTCAGCTAATGTTTTAATATCGTCAAAGAATACATGGCCCATTTCATGCATGAATGTTGATTTATCAGCAGTTTTAAATAATTCTACGATACGTTCTGTTTTAGATTTGATAGTAGTCATGCCGTTTATAGATTGGTTGTACTTTTCAATGACTTTGATTGCTTTATCATCAAACACTACATAACATCTACCATCTTCTCTACCATCATACGTTATACCTAATACACCTATAGAGTTCAAATATTGAGATGCAGCCTTATCGCCACCCAACGCATCTGATAAAGCATTATAAATTTCTCTTCCTGTGAAATCGTGTTTTTCTAATATATCCCCTATGTTCTCAAACGATTTATTAACTCTATCATTTTCTTCTTTATCAAGTTTTTTAAACGCAACTTCTAATTTATTAACTTTATCGCTTAATTTTTCTAAAACATATTTTGCACTTTCTAAAGATGTATCATTAAGAATATCGTTTAAATCATATCCATTTTCTTTAGAAATTAATTCAGCACGTTTTAAATCGGTGCTAGTAGACCCTCTTACACCAGCTACTACAACATTTCTAAATATATCAATATCTGATTTTGCCATTCCTAAAGAATGCTTTTTGTTTTCATAATTAGCATCAAGTAGTTCTGTAGCAGTATTTACTATGTGTTTATAATAAATTGTGTTTTTTTCTTCATTAGATAACTTGTGTAAATTTTTACCAATCACATCTTTTACGATTTCACTTTGCTTTTTAAATGCAACATTTTCATCAAGCATTTCATTATTTTCAGGTATTTCTACTTTAAAAATGGACTTCCATTCTCGCTTAACAAATTTGCTTTCTTTTAATAATTTAATTGCTTCTTCAGCTCTTTTGGTTTGTGATATAACAATTTGAGTGTTTTTCCCTTTCTTTGAGTCTATAAATTTTTGCAAACTTTCAATTGCCTTATCGTTACTTCCTACTTCTGCAATTTCAGTAAGAGCCATAGACAAAGGGTTTTCATCACTTATAATATTTCCTGTTTTATCATCATACCAATCTGCATCTTCATTTATTTTATACTTTGTTTTTCCTGTAACAATTTCTATGCTATTTGCACCTAATATATCCCTGTAATTTTCTGCTATCTTCTTATTTTTTGCAAAATACAAACCCCAACCATGTGCTTGATTACCCTCACCACTACCGATAGCGCCTAAATCAAACTCATCAAAATCATGTGGTGAACCATGCCATGCCGCCTGTGCATAGCCATCTTTTCCATTTAATTTAGCATTTACATCAAAACGCACAGTATTTAGGTAGTCCATAGCAGTATAACGTGCATTACCAGCCTCACGCATGATTTGTGCGAACACATCAGCATGAGTTGCCACCAACAATGCATCTTCATGTGCTTGTTGCCTGATATGACCTTTAGTGCTAGTTTCTAACAGTTCACGAACCTTTGTATATACTTCATGTCCTGCTTTTGTTAGGTTCATACGTAATGCAACATTTTTGTCAGCAAGTTCAAAGACTTTATCTTTCATAGCCTCTAGGCTTTCAATCTGCATCAACATATGTTCCATATCTGCATAATGTGCATCAGATTGTGCTAATGCATCAGCATTACCATCAAGGCTTGCCGTTGTAGTTGCTCGGCTATACTCATAGGCTGCTCGTCTGCGCTCTGCATTGGTACGTGGTGCTTTGCCACCATTGTTAGCTTTATAATCAATTAGCCATTGCGGTTCAATACCAGTAGTTACCGCATCATTGATAGATTTATCTGCATTGTCAAAATCACTAGCATAAGTTTCTCTATACTGTTCTTTTAACGTATGCAACAAATTATTGTAGTTACGCTTAATGTTGGTAGGGTCAGATAGTACCTCATTAAGTACTTCACGATCTATATCACTTGCACCCTCAAATTCATTACGAATAATATCATCCTTGATACGTTCCGCACGTTTAGATGTATCATCTTTCAATACAGATTTAGCAACATCTACTTCTTGTTTTGCACGTTCTAGTGTAGCTAATGACATACCGCCTCTAGTAAAGTAAGAGGTTCGTTTCAATGCATCTACTGTTTCATCGGATAAGTTCATTGATACTTGTGCATAACTACCAATAGGAATTTCAACAGGTGCATCTGCCTCAATAGCTGCTTTGACTTCCTCTTGCGTTACTAAGCCGTTATCAACCATATCACGAATAGCAAGTTGTCCGTTTTCAGATTGCGCTAATTCCGCTACATCTACATATTGAGTTGATACACCAACCTTATCGCCCTGTGCTTGTACAATCTTTCCGTACAACTCAGGGTTTTCTTTTGCCATTTTATTTTATTCGTTTATTTTCCTTTTAGGGAATTGCCTATATACTTATAGGTAATTTCCTTGATTATCGTTTTAAGTTATTGTTTAATTTTGTCGCAAAGATACATAAAAAATGTTGGATATACTCTTAGCATAGTATAAAATAGTGTATCTTTGCATTAGAAAACGTATTAAAAGTATTAGAATTATGAAGAATGTAAAGACAGCAACACTGGGTATGTGTTTTTTAACTGTAACAAGTTGCCTTAGTATAACGAGTTGTAGCACAAAACAAGGAACAGGTACATTGGTAGGTGCTGGTGGTGGTGGTGCGCTCGGTGCTGTTATTGGTGGACTTATTGGCGGCGGTAAAGGCGCAGCGATCGGCGCTGCTGTTGGAGGCACAGTTGGAGCAGGCGCAGGAACACTTATCGGACGCCACATGGACAAGGTTGCTGCTGAAACAGCCGCGCAGGTTCAAAACGCAAAAGTAGAAGAAGTTACTGATGCAAATGGCTTAAAAGCTGTAAAGGTTACCTTTGATAATGGTATACTTTTTAAAGTCGGTAAATACAATTTGCAGGAAGGTGCAAAAACAGACTTGATTAAATTCTCTTCAGTTCTGAAGAATCATACAGACTGTTCGGTAGATATTCAGGGTTATGCGTCATCAGATGGCTCTGATGAAGTAAACTTGAAATTGTCGCAAAATCGTGCCAATACTGTGAGAAACTATTTGGTAAACACATGTGGTGTATCAGCTTCACAGATTAAAGCGGCTACAGGATTTGGCGAAAACAATTTAGTTACAAACGCTGATGGTACAGAGAATGTACGTGCAAGTCGTCGTGTAGAGGTTTATCTCTATGCATCAAAAGAGATGATTGATGCTGCGAACGCAGGTACATTGAAATAATTTAAAACTTATTTTGTATAATGAATAGGGGGATACACGCCTTCGAGTACGAAGGTAGGGTATCCCCATTTTAGCATAAAACAGATATATGAAGATAATAAGGTGGGTGCTTAGCCTGTTTTTTGCATCAACGATATTGGCTGTAATTGCTTATCGTTTTATACCTGTTTATATTACACCATTGATGATTATTCGTTGTGTTGAGAATGGAACTTTCACAATACATCATCGTTGGATACCTCTCGAATCGATGTCACCACACATGCCCGTTGCTGTAATGGCGAGTGAAGATTCGAGGTTTTTATTACATCATGGTTTCGATTTTAATGCTATTGGAAAGGCTGCACGTCATAACATTAGTGGGAAAAAGAAACATGGTGCAAGTACAATTTCACAGCAAACAGCTAAAAATGTCTTCCTTTGGCCTGGCCGATCGTGGATTAGAAAGGGTTTTGAGGTATATTTCACAGCCTTAATAGAAGTGTTCTGG